AAGGAGCATTTTACATATATGCTCACATATTCCTTCCCTTGCACCGACCTTTCTGTGGCCGGAGCAATGAAGGGAGCATCCTACGAAGGGAGAAAATACCAATGCTTAATCACATCGATTTAATGGGGAGATTAGTCAGAGACCCCGAATTAAGATACACCAACAATCAGACTCCTGTCACATCATTCACTATTGCGGTTGATGATGACTACACACCTAAAGGTGAGCAGAAGAAGACCATCTTCGTAGACTGTGTGGTCTGGAGAAACACCGCAGAGTTTGTGAACAACTATTTCAAGAAGGGCAGCACCGCTGTGGTGTCAGGCAGATTGAGTTTCCGTGAGTGGACGGACAAGGACAACAACAAACGCAGAAACGCAGAGGTAGTTGTCGACCAGATCTACTTTGCAGATTCCAAACGCAGCACAGGCACAGGGAACACAGAGCCGGAGTTTACGGATGAACCCGATGATGACGGTGACCTTCCGTTTTAAGAGGTGACGGCACGAAGGATGTAAAACAGAGTCAGCGGGAGTTCATCATCGACAGAATGATGAACGGTGAAGAGATGAGTGTGAGGAGTGCCCTTATCAACTACGGAATTGGCAGATTCCAGGCCAGGGCCGGTGAAATTCGGAAGATATATCCCATCGCTGACAGATGGGAAACCTACCATAACCAATGGGGACAGACCGTCCGCTACAAGGTCTATTTTATGGAGAATCCGAATGGCTGAATGGAAACGATACTATTGGTTAAAGCTGCAAGACGGATTCTTTCAGAGCAAGCGTATCAAAAAGCTACGCAAGATTGCGGGTGGGGATACATACACCATCATTTATCTGAAGATGCAGCTTATAGCCATGAAACACGATGGAATCCTGACCTTCTCCGGCCTGGAGCAGAATTTCGCAGAGGAACTCGCACTTGACCTGGATGAAGAACCCGACAATGTGTCGGTGACGGTCAATTACCTCATATCTTGCGGTCTGATGGAAACCTCCGATGATGTCGAATATTTCCTCCCTTATGCGGTGGAAAATGTCGGTTCAGAAGGAGCATCTGCCAAGCGGGTCAGAGAATACCGTGAAAGGCAAGAGGGTGCAAAACCGTTACAAAGTAACGCTGACGTAACGCAAGTGAAACGCTTGAGTAACGGAGAGATAGAGAAGAGAAGAGATAGAGAAGAGTTAGATAAGAGTAAGAGCAGATTCACACCGCCCACCATCGCAGAGGTTACCGAGTATTGCAAGGAGCGGGGAAACCAGGTAGACCCGCAGCACTTCATAGACTATTACGAGGCACGAGGGTGGATGCTAAAAAAAGACAAGATGAAGGATTGGAAAGCTGCCGTCCGCACATGGGAAAGGAACAATTTTAACGATGGAAAGCAATCCGTATATGGCAATGCTGCGAAAGGCACAGATGAATGCAAGAGCAAGTGGAATCTCCACCACGATTGAGACCCTGGACGAGTATGACCTGGGTGGCATCGACTGCACGATATGCAATAACTCCGGCACGGTCTATTACAAAAAGAACGAGTATCTGTATTCAAAACCGTGCGAATGCATGAAGAGGAGAATCAACCTCCGCAACATCCGAAAGAGCGGTCTCCAGGACATGATGGAGCGGTACACATTCGATTCATTCAGAGCCGAGGATGAAAGCAGAAAGTACAAGAAGATGAAGGCGATGGAGTTTGCTGCTGCGGACAGCGGGTGGTTATACATCTTCGGGCAACCAGGCTCGGGCAAGACCCACCTCTGCACAGCGATTTGCGGACAGCTGATAGATGCTGGAAAGTCGGTGTACTACATGATTTGGCGGGATGAACTTGCCAAGATAAAGGCACAGATGGTTGAGAGCAAGGAGGACTACCTCGCAACAATGAAACGGATGAAGAATGTCGAGGTGCTATACATCGATGACTTCTTCAAAGGCAAGATAACCGAGGCAGACATCAACATCGGCTTTGAAATCATCAACGCACGGTACAACAACTCACACCAACGCACGGTCATATCTTCGGAGTTGCCGATAGACAGGATATTAGATCTGGACGAGGCGTTAGGGTCACGCATCTTCGAGCGGTGCAGAGATTATTACATCGAATCACCGCACGAGAATTGGAGGCTCCGCTGATGGAATACAAGTTCACAATATTGGGAAGGCTCAATGGGATGAACGAGTACACATCGGCACAACGCACCAACAAGTATGCGGGGTCGAAGATGAAGGGTGAAGACCAGATGGTTGCAGAATATGCAATCCTCACCACCCTTCGGGGTGTGCATATCGCAAAACCTGTTAACATCCACTACGCATTTTACGAGCCGAACAAAAAGCGGGACAAGGACAACATTGCGGGATTTGCTCACAAGGTTATCCAGGACGCATTGGTTCAGACCAAAGTCCTCAAGGACGATGGATGGGGAGAGATTGTGGGATTCACCGACACATTCTATGAGGATAAAAAAAGACCTCGGATAGAGGTAACGCTTGAGGAGGTAGAGCAATGAGCATCCCTTGTAAGAACTGCGAAAGGCGGGAGGTAGGCTGCCATGCCTGGTGTGAAGAATACATCGAATTCAAAACAGGTATGGAGAAATACCTCGAGGAGAATTACAAAAAGAACGATGTGGACAACTACCACATCGATGGAGTTATTAAAAAGGCTAATTGGGCCAAAAAGAGGTACAAGTCATGATATTGGGTAAATCAGCAAGTGATTGGAGAAAACAGGAGGCAGAGCTGGAACTCTGTAGGAGTGCATACCTGGAACAGTTGAACAACATCGATTCACTAAATAAACAGATTGTAGATCTGGTGATGACGGTAGAAATACAGAGCAACTCAATCGAGACCCTGGTAGATGAGAATCGCAAACTTAAAACCGAATTAAGAAAGACAAAGCACATGAAAGAGGCACTTGAGGCACGGTTTAACCAACTGTCTGAACTGCCGGATGTTCTGTTAGTAAAAAGTGAATAAAGGAGAAAAGACATGAAGGAGTTATTTTTAGAGGCTTTATCGGGGATGAACACCCTGGGCAAGGTCGGTCTTATATCTATTACAGCAATCGCAGCAATTGCGGTTTTTGCAAGCACAATACTGATGATTGTGGCATACAAGGACGAGATAAAGCATATGCTGTTGGTCTGGGCATGGCACTTCTGCATTAACCTTTGCGATTGGGAAGAGCGGTTGACGCAGTTCAATGAAAAGAACGATGCTGAACTGAAAGCATGCTCCGAAAGATGGTGGGATGAGTGCAAAGCTTTGAAGACCCAGATGCCAAAAATAAGTGAAGTAATAGGATATCAATTGAGAGGAGCAATCAGATGAACATTGAGGTTAAGTGTATCACTCCAGAGATGGCAAAGAGTATGTTGGAATGCAATCTGGAGAACAACAGAAATATCAGCAAGGCACAGGTGGATAGATATGCAAGAGACATGGCAAATGGAAAGTGGAAACTTACAGGTGAGACCATAAAGTTTGATACTTTGGGAAGACTGATTGATGGTCAGCACAGATTAGCAGCAATAATCAAGGCAAATGTTCCGGTCATGCAATGCATAGCAACAGATGTTGACCCATCGTCATTGCTTGTTGTTGATAGTGGAATGATAAGAAACACAAGTGCAATCATGAAAATATGCGGTAAAGAATCTATATATTATGATTCAACTGCTCTTGCTCTGGTGAAGCTAATCGCAATTGTTGTTGATAAAATTCCTCCTTCAACCAAATTATCACCACAGGAAGTTGAACCACTAGTCACAAAATACTTGCATCTGTGCAGATTTGCGAAAGCACATAAAGGTCATGGGAGACTTGGAAATGCAAGTTATTTCTTGGCACTATTTGCCACAATGAGTTGCGGGTATCCAAAAAAGAAAATTAAAGCCTTTATGGAATGTGTGAATACAGGAGCAGTTGACCCATTCATTCAAGGTGTTAATTGGCAAGCTGCAATCAAGTTTAGAAGAGAATATGACTCTGGGTCTCTTACTCCTAACAATTTTCAATATTTGTACAGAGCAACAAAAGTATATGAGGCAACAACAACAGCAATTTATTGCTTTTGCAACAATGTAAAGAAAAGACTCAATCCTGTTTCTGTTCCAATAACAGAAGAAGGTCTTCTGGAGTTAAATGAACACTTTTCAAAATTTGAGTTATTCAAAGAAGATTGGACAACAGAGTCAATCTGGATGGGTGCAATCAGATGAAAAACCTTGTAGCGGGTCTCATTGATGGCAAGTCAGCATTTGGTGGAAAACAAATTAAGTGTCCATTTTGTGGCTATTCACTAATGACATCGCCAATGTGCGAACCGCATGAGAACTTCTGCTGCAACTGTGGTGCGGATATGAGAGGTGAATGATGGACAGCTGCGGTAAATGTGCGTATGCGGTGCGGATTTACCACGAAGGTAAAAAGACACCGTATGTAAGATGCTTTAACGAGAAACACCTGGAACGCATATCTAAATTACGGAACGGTACGGTTATGAAATCAACATGCATGAAAGCATGCAAGGAGTTCATTAAGGAGGATGACATGAACGACAGGATAAGGTTTGCGAACGAACTACGGGAAGACCTGGATAAAATAAAGGACAAGATGCCTATCAACTCCTATCGGAGTATATTGGGGCAGATACGCAAGGGAGACTTAAACGCAGCTTGCGTAGGCATTACCAATATGGAGAGGAAGATTGCCCGAGATGAAAGAAGGCAACTGAATGTCAAGGCCGAAGGATAAGTGGTATGTCTATGTATGCGACTGCATGAGGAAGTATCCGAAGGAACTCGCAAAGTCGGACACCCTCCAGGCACGAATCGCAGAACACGGCATTCAGATGGCAATCAGAGAAACGATGCAACACGAGGATGCAGAAGACAGACTGAAGTTTATCCGTATGGTCTATTTTGAAAAAACGCACTCTTTCCACACCGCTGCGATGGAATGTCATGTAAGTGAACGCACCGCACAGAGATGGAAACAGGACTTTGTTTACACAGCGGGACGGTACATGGCCTTCCGTTAAGTTGGCGATAAGTGCCCCATTCCCCATGCTAGAATTAATCCGGCATGGGGATTTTTGCATTTTTATCCCATGTGGGCCTCCTGTTTATAAGCGGTAGCGAGGTAACAAACCGCTCGGTGCTGCAAACACCGTCCTGGTGCAACTCCAGGTCTCGCATTTGATTTAACGGAGGAAATAAAATGAAACACGCAGATCTGGCGATGGAGTATGTGAAGGTCGATGAACTTACTCCGTATGAACACAACGCAAGACTACACGGTGATATCGATGTGGAGCAGATTGCAAAGAGCATTACCAAGTACGGATTCAATGACCCGATTGGTGTGTATGGCAAGGACAACATTATCGTGGAAGGCCACGGCAGACTTATGGCTGCTAAAAGACTGAACATGGAAACTGTGCCAATCATCCATCTTGACCATCTGTCCGATGAGGAACGCAGAGAGTATGCGATTCTCCACAATTGGACAGCTGAACAGTCAAAGTGGGATTTCAAAGAACTCGAGGAGGAACTGAAAGAACTCGACTTTGACGATTTCGAACTCGGCTTTGAGTTTGAGGAAGAGACCGAGGATGCGGTAGACGATGACTTCGAGATTGAAGTGCCGGAAGAACCGACATCCAAGTTAGGCCAGATATACCAGCTGGGCAGACATCGCCTTATGGTCGGAGATTCTACAAAGTTGGAAGATGTATCCAGGCTCTGCAACGGACAGCTTGTTGATATGCTGCTGACAGACCCGCCTTACGGTGTATCGTATGAATCCAACGGTGCAAAAAACAAGATGACGATACAGAACGACAGCTTGGAGGGCAAGGAGTTTGTCGACTTTCTATTCAATGCGTTCAAAGCAGCTGATGAGAATATGAAACCAGGTGCTGTATTCTATATATGGCATGCAGATGCAAAAGCATGGTATTTCAGAGAGGCTTGCCGATTACTCGGATGGGAAGTCCGTCAATGCATTATATGGGCAAAAAACAGCATGGTGTTGGGCAGACAGGATTATCAATGGATGCACGAGCCGTGCCTCTACGGTTGGAAAGAAGGTGCATCGCACCTATGGGCATCTGACCGCAAACAGACCACGATAATGAATTTCGATAAGCCTAAACGCAATGATATGCATCCGACTATGAAACCCGTGCCGTTGTTCGATTATCAGATGAAGAACAACACCAAGGGTGGAGATATCGTCCTCGACCTCTTCGGTGGATCTGGCACAACAATGATTGCAGCAGAGCAGAATGGACGCACCGCTTATCTGATGGAATATGACCCAAAGTATGCAGATGTTATCATCAAGAGATGGGAAACGCTGACTGGGGAGAAAGCGGTGCTTGTTGATTGAGTGGGTATTAACGGTATTCAGCCTACTCGGAAATTATATGAATTGCCGGAAGTGGAGAATGTGTTTTTTGGTGTGGATTGTCTGCAACATTGGGTGGACTGCGGTAGATCTGGGGAGAGGGTCTACTAGTCGAGCATTACTCGATGTGGTGCAGACAGCATTCTCCATATTCGGATACATTAAATGGGGACAGGAAAATGACTGATATTATTTACTCACTCTATAAGTTCGGTGTTCGATGTGACAGCTGATTGGGTAAAAATCCGCAACAAGTACATCAACTCCACCATGTCCACCCAGGAAATCGCAAAGAAGTACGGTGTTTCCTACACGATGGTGAAGGAGCATTGCCGGAAAGAAGGATGGGTGGAACAACGCAAAAAGCAACAGGAAAAGACAGCCGTAAGACTGAACCAAAAAACCGCAGAAATGATTGCAGACAAAGAGGCCGAGCAGATAACAAAGATTAGAAGTGTTACTGACCGCCTCCTTGATGCTGTTATAAAGGCTGCTGCGGAGATTGATGTCACAGAACTCCGGCAGAAGAAACAGGTAAAAAAGACCGAAGATAAAGGTAAAGGGGTAAAGGAAGAGCAGACCATCACTAAAGAATACCTCGAACGCACCGAGACCATTGTTGATATGCAGCGGGTGCAGAATATAACCACAGCATTAAAGAATATATTGGAAATAGACGCATTATTGAGCGGTGGAAACCTGGAAGAAAACCAGGCATTCGATGACCTCATGAGGTTGATTGGAGGCTCAAATGCGACTTAATCAGTTCTCGTCCAAACAGTACGAGATTTTTCAATTTATGACTTCTTCCGATAACTACCTCATCTGTGATGGAGCGGTTAGATCTGGCAAGACGGTCTGCATGACTTTGGCATTTGTGTTGTGGGCGATGTCCTACCAGAACGGTGCGAACTTTGCAATCTGCGGTAAAACGGTAGGTTCAGCAGAGCGAAATGTAATCACTCCATTTATGGCGATAGACGGCATGAAGGACAAGGTCAAATACAAACGCATGGAGCGGTATATGGAGGTGACCATCAACGGTCGCAGAAACCGTTTCTATGTATTCGGTGGTAAGGACGAGAGCAGTTATCAGCTGCTCCAGGGCATTACACTTGCGGGAGTTCTCCTGGACGAGGTTGCCCTTATGCCACAATCGTTTGTAGACCAGGCATTAGCAAGAACCCTTACCTACAAGCATAAAAAGATATGGTTCAACTGCAACCCCGAAGGTACGATGCATTGGTTTAATCAAGAGTGGGTGCTGAAGGCCGACAGCGGTGAACGCAGCGGGGTCACGCATCTGCACTTCCTAATGTCAGACAACCCGATAATGGGTGCGGACGAGATTGAGGAGGCCGAGAGAATGTTCTCGGGTGTTTTCTATCAGCGGTACATCCTGGGGATGTGGGTCATGGCAGAAGGCCTCATCTACGATATGTTCGATGCTAATGTGCATGTTTTGAAAGAAGATGCACAAACCGAGGGAGAGTACTATATATCTTCGGACTTTGGTATTCAGAATGCCACGGTCTTTTTGCTATGGAGAAAAGAGCGTGGGTCACAACGGTGGATTTGCCTAAAGGAGTGGTATTACTCCGGCAGAGAGAACAAAATCCAAAAGACGGTCGACCAGCTCGTGGACGGTCTGGAGAGCATTCTTCCCAGGGACGGAGACGGACGCATAATCCCGCCAAAACAGGTGATTATCGACCCGTCAGCACTTGCAATGATAGCAGAGGTACGGAAGAGAGGGTATCATGTCCGTGCAGCTGATAACGATGTATTGGACGGTATTAACGATGTTTCCACGATGATTCGACAGGGCAGAATCGGCATCTGCCAAGAATGCAGAAACACGATTGCAGAGTTTAGCGTTTATGCCTGGGATGCAAAGGCAGCAGACCGAGGTGAAGACAGGCCGATAAAGGTGTCCGACCATGCGATGGACGCAATGCGGTATTTTGTTAGAACCCTACGGCTCGTAAAAGAGCGTAAGGAATATAAATCTATTTTTAGTTGAGGTGATAGACATTTATACTTTCCAGGATTTCATGAAAGAATCAAATGTTGCCACCGCAGTCTCGAGAGTTATTTCTGAGCATAGAGTTAATCCGATGACCGTGATGGCACGAGATGCAGACGAGTACGATAAGCAGATAAACACTACCATTTCGAGATTCTCAAAAATGATTTATACGGACAACGGTCAGAGGGTAGCTGACCCGACAGCATCAAACAACAGGCTCTGCTCCAACTTTTTTAACAGGCTCAATACGCAGCGGTGTACATATAGCTTGGGCAACGGTGTGGAATTCAACTCGGACGGTGTAAAAGAGAAACTTGGCATCTCATTCGATACCAAACTAAAACAGGCTGGATATGATGCATTGATTCACGGTGTCAGTTTCATGTTTTGGAATGTTGACCGTGTGCATGTCTTCCCGCTGACCGAGTTTGCACCGCTGTGGGATGAAGAAACAGGTGCATTGAGAGCGGGTGTCCGCTATTGGCAGATTGATGCAAAGAAACCGTTAATAGCGGTTCTGTATGAGGAAGACGGTTACACACAGTTTAAGGGGAATAACTCGGGAGAGGAAATGGCGGTGGTAAATCCAAAGGCAAGCTACCGCATAACTGTCCGCAAGACCGCAGAAGATGCGGAGCCGGAGGTAATAGCCGAGGACAACTACGGTGTTCTGCCGATAATCCCTGTTTACGGTTCAAGAACCAAACAGTCCACGCTGATTGGTATGAAAGGCAAGATTGATGCGTTCGACCTGGTATCATCGGGATTTGCAAATGACCTCCAGGATTGTGCGGAGATATTTTGGTTAGTCGGTAATGCCGGAGGAATGAGCGATTCAGATCTGGCACGGTTCAGAGACAGGCTCAAACTCCACCACATCGCAAATGTAGCGGATGCAGACGATGTTACCATCACTCCTTATACGCAGAATATCCCGACAGAGGCTCGTGAGGCATTTCTGAAGAATATGCGTAAAGAGATATATGAAGACTTCGGGGGCCTTGATGTTACCGCTATTTCTGCATCAAATCAGACCGCCACGGCTATAGAGGCAGCTTATCAACCGCTAGATGAGAATGCAGATGATTACGAATATCAGATTATAGATGCGGTGCAGAAGTTGCTGCAACTCCAGGACATCAACGATACACCGCTATTCAAGCGTAACCGAATCAGCAATCAGAAGGAAATTACCGAGATGGTGCTGCTTGCTGCACAGTACTTGGACGATGAAACGATTTTGAAGAAGATGCCGTTTATAACACCCGATGAGGTGGATGAGATAATGGAAAAGCGTGGTGAACAGGACTACGAAAGATTTACCGCAGCAGCTGTAGAAGAACCCGAAGGACAGGATGAAGAGGAAGAACCCGAAGAGGGACGGTGATTCCGTAAATGGCAAAAAGACGAGATATAGGCCACGAACAGACAGACCAGATAATCGGACAGTTGGAAGAGAAACTTGCGAAGGTATACGGTGATGCTGCAAAGGATATTGCAGAACAGGCACGGATATACTTCGAGAAGTTCGAGGCCAGGGACGAGGACATGAAGGCTCGTGTCGGAGTGGATATAACCGAGAGCGAATATAAGCAATGGAGAGTAAACCAAATCGGACGAGGTGAACGGTTCGAGGCATTACAAGTAAAGCTTGCAGAACGCATGAACACCGCTGATGAGGTTGCAATCGAGTATTTGAATGAGGCTGTACCATCTGTGTACAGTCTCAATCGCAATTACGCAGCCTACACGATTGAGGCTGCCGGAAACAACATCGACTTCACTCTGTGGGACGAGAGACAGGTGCGTAAGTTGTTAGTACAAGACCCCACGGTGATGCCTAACTATCCCGAAAAGAAAGCAGTTAAACGGGGTATCAACCTGGCATACGGGCAGCAGCAGATAAAGAAGAATGTTATCTCCGGCCTTCTGCAAGGACTAACAACAAAGCAGATGGTTGCAAGACTGACCACCGACATTCCTAACATGGGCAGAGCATCAGCAACCAGGGCGATACGCACAGCGATGACATCAGCAGAGAGCGGTGCAAGGGCAGACGAGTATGCGGATGCTGTAAACCAGGGAATCGAAATGGAACAGGAGTGGGTGGCAACGCATGACTTCCGTACAAGAGCATCGCACGGGGCTGCCGATGGTACGCATGTCAAAATCGGTGGAAAGTTCCATCTTGCTGGAGGAGACTTGGCATACCCAGGAGACCCGAGCGGTGCACCCGCAGAGGTGTATAACTGTCGATGCACACTAGGGCCATGGTTTCCAGAACTCGCAGAAGAGAACAATTCCAGGCAGAAATACTCTGAATGGCTAGAGGATAAAAAGGCCGAATATGGCGATGATTATCTTGCTGTTGAGCAGAAAAAGGCTTATACTAAAAGTGGGAATTTGAGCGTTTTAGACAAAAAACAGTACGCAGCATATAAGGAACGGCTCGGGGAACTTGCTCCGAAAAGTGAGTACGAATTTAAGAAGACAAAGTATGCTGATGATGGTGAGCAATGGTCTGAACTAAAATATCAATATCGCACATTAGGTAAATATACGACCGAAGGTGAAGTTAGCAAGAGCAAAGTCCTGGAGTTGGACAACATTGCGTACACCACAAAAAAAGATGCGTTTTCTAACAATCGGAACTTCAGCAGACAAGGGAATGTAGGTGTTGCAGAAGTGGACGGGAATATACTCTTCTCGCACAGTAGAATAAACAGTTCAGACCAACAGGCAGCAAAGAACTATAGTGGAGAATACCCGTTAGTTTACAAAGGCGTTAGCAGATACAATACCGCAGAACCTTCAATCGGGAGTAATGATATACCAAGCAACCACACCGAGGTTAAGCTGTTTGAAGAAATAGCACGGAACAAAAGAACAACAGATACATTTACAGTCAACCTTTTAACGCAGAAATGTATGTGCGACAGTTGTCGGAGTGTGATGCGACAGTTCAAAGATGATTTTCCGAATGCAACAGTAAATTTAATTAATGGTGTTGGTACTAAATCCTGGCTATATAGAAAAGGTGTCGGCAAGGAGTCAATTGACAAAACGAAAGGATAAATCATGCCACCTAAACATTTAAAGAAAAAACCAATATACGCTGAAGATACATATACTTCGATAAAGGAAACAGACTATTCTTTCATAAACGAACTGCGTAAATATTACCCCGAGGCAACGGCAAGACAAGCAGTTAATGAAAACTTTAATGACCTGGAAGATGACATGGTTCAGTATGGAATGGAGAAGTTTTGCCATCTACTTATTGGTGCAATATATATGGCAGAACATGGTGAATCTGACGAGGATGTGTTCTATAGCCTTTCGATAGATCTGGCAGATATTGATACGGGTGAATATGATTATCTTTTCTCCGAGGATGACTTGAAAATCATAAAAAATGACATTGAATATATACGACCATTTTTAGAGGAATATAGGTGATTAGATGGCAGTTGTTGTAGACCTTAAACTTCACACGAGTGAGTTTGAGGCAAGTCTTAAAACCGCTATACAGAACGGGCTGACAAAGGTCGGAATGCAAGCGATGAGATATGCCAGGGATAAATGCCCGACCGTCACCTCCAGGCTCAAACGTAGCATCAACTATGAAGTGAAGGACGATACCGTAACCATCGGCACGGATGTTGAGTACGCATCTTACATCGAGTTTGGCACGGGCATATATAACGAGAACGGCAAGACCTCGGGATATTGGGTGTGGGTCGATGACGGAGGCGGTGGCAGCGGTGGAGTCCATGCAAAACGGCATAGTCTGGAAGAGGCCAAGAAGATAGTGGCGATACTCCGCAGCCAAGGGAAACCCGCATTTTACTCAAATGGTGCAAAGGCACAGCATTTCCTCCGTCCGGCAGCAACGGAACACAACGAGGCATATACCAAGTTGATGCAGACCGAATTGCAGAAAATTAAATAATCCAGGCATAAAGGCTCACGGTTTTCCGTGGGTCTTTTTTTGATACAAGTTGGCGATAAATGCCCCATGTGCTTTGTTAGAATTACGCTAGAACGGTACGAGGATGTACCATTCGATATTCTATAGGGAGTGCATTCCCGCCTACGCAAAGGAGAAATAGAAAAATGGCAATAACTAGAAAGAACCTTCGAGAGAAACTTGGAGAGGAAGTACCCGATTCAATTATCTCCGAAATACTCAACATGTTCCATGCAGAAATTGACACCATCCGTGATGAACGAGACGAGGCTCTGAAAAAGGCCGATACAATCACCGCAGATCTGGAAAAGGCAAACGGTGAAAAGGCAAAAGCCGAGAAGGATTTAACCGACTACAAGGCCGAGCAGACCGCAAAAGAAGTCCGTGCCACCAAGGTGTCCGAATACGAGAAGTTGCTCAAAGAGATAGGCGTATCGGAGAAACGATTCGACCTAATCAAAAAGGCAACCGACATGGATACGATTGAGTTAGATGGAAAAGGCAACATCAAGAATGTGGATGCTCTAAAAGAATCCATTAAGACTGAATATGCCGACTTCATCACAACGACCTCCACCCAGGGTGCGACAGTTCAAACCCCACCAGCTGGCGGTCAAACAATCACAAAGGACACATTTGACAAGATGTCCTACAGAGAAAGAGCAGAACTCTACAACACGCAGAGGGAACTCTATGATGAATTGATTAAATAAGGAGAATCGTTATGTCCACAACTACATTAAGCAATCTTATAAACCCACAGGTTATGGCAGACATGCTGCCAGGAAAAATCAACAACGCAATCGTTGTTACACCGTTTGCAAAGATAGACACCACACTTGTTGGTTCTGCGGGTTCTACAATCACAGTCCCACAGTACGGTTACATTGGCGATGCTGCTGATGTTGCTGAAGGTGGGGATGTTGGTGATGTTCAGCTGACCGCAACAGCAAAGACCTACACAGTTAAAAAGGCTGGAATTGGTGTAACACTTACCGATGAGGCTCTTCTTTCTGCTTTCGGCAACCCTGTCGGTGAGACCACAAATCAGCTTGCAAAGGCTATTGCATCAAAACTTGATAACGATGCTATCGTTGCTCTTATGGGTGCTACCCAGGGCAAGGCATCTGCATCTGCTATCAGCTACAACGGCATCGTTGAGGCTATTGATGTTCTGCGTGAAGAACTCAATACCGCAAAGGTCATGTTTGTTGCTCCCGAGCAGCTGACAGTCCTCCGCAAGGACAGCAACTTCATTTCTGCTGACAAGTATAACCACGATGTTATATTCACAGGCGAAGTTGGTCAGATTGCAAATACCCGCATCGTTCCTTCCCGCAAAATCGTAAAGTACAACAAGGTATACCTCCCTTGCACATCCACCACAGCAGATGCTCTCAAAGTTGTTGCAAGTTCACCAAGCACAGGCGAGGTTGCCATTGCAACAGTCAAGAATGCGGGTTATTTCCCAGCTGATGTTGCCGTTAATGACTATGTTGTCCTGGCTTGCAACAGCAACGCATATGTTAACCCAATCGTTAAGATTGAGACCGATGAAAGAACTGAAGATGAAGTTCCGGCTATCACAATCTACACCAAGAGAGACACATCTGTTGAAACAGAGCGTGATACTCACCACAAGACCACCTATATCAGTGCTGACAAGCATTACTGCGTAGCACTTACCAACGCAGCAAAGGTTGTCCTGGCAACTTTCACAGCGTAACTGTTGACGATTCTGCTACCACGCTTTCGTTAGAAGACGATGATTCTGCTGTGCCTGTAGGACTGACCGAATCAGACCTCAATGGAATGACAAAGTCAGAACTCCAGGCATACGCAGATGAAAACGGCATTAGTGGTGTCAACAGTTCAAGACAGACCAAGGCAGAAATGATAGACACGATCTGGTCAGTATTGACCGCATAAGGGAAAGAGGGAAATCACATGCTCTATGAAATAATCAGATATCTCAACATACTACCGTATGGAGCAGACCCTACGGGACTGATTCAGAGAGTGGAAGAGGGAGAATTTGTAATTGCTGACGGGCAGATTTCCCTCTCAACAGAATTATATAACGGTCAGCATTTTGTAATCGAAGGGTCTAACATGAATGACGGAGCCTATACCGCTCCTGTTGATTTGACGGACGAGAGGTTCGAAGGCAAAGTTTATGTGCTGAGTAAGAACCAAGCATTCGAGGCTTTATTAGAGAAGGCGTTTGCACAAAAACAAGCCTTCGATAATCCGTCCAAATTTCAAACCGAGTCATTCGGTGGATACAGTTACACCATTGCCACAGATGCTAACGGTAGACCGTTAACCTGGAAGACGGCAATGGCTGCGGACTTTAGACCGTGGAGGAAGGTATGAGTTTACTGAACGAGTTTTCACAGACATTCGTAATGATGGAGAAAACAAGAACGGCAGACGGAGAAGGCGGGTTTGTGAATAATTGGCAACAGGGAGTGCAATTCACAATGCCCCAGGCTCACGAGTCAACCATCCAGGCTCAAGTTGCGGAGAAAGCGGGTACGGCAAGCACTTATTACTTTCTCCCCGACAAGAGCATGTCGTTCGATTACCATGATGTTTTCAAGCGTGTGTCTGACGGGCAGATATTCCGAGTAACCTCACCAAGCGGTGAAGAAGTAACTCCGGCAATGTCTGCTCTGAATCGTACCAAGATAACAGCAGAAAAGTGGGTGTTAACATGACGGCAGAGGCAGCTTTATATAACTTCTTTTCGGGGTTCAGCATACCCGCCTACCTGGAAACATCCGTGCCAGACGATGCGAAGTTCCCTTATCTCACTTACACGGGCGATACAGGCTCGTGGTATAGCGGGATTGGGGTAACAACATCGGTCAATCTGTATTATTACGGTGATTCGGAGACAGCGGTAAATACCAAGGCAAGACAGCTGTACCAGGCATTAAAAGACGGTGGTGTGATGCTGCCGTGCGATGATGGTGGCATATGGCTAACGGTCGGAGAGCCCTGGTGTCAATCGTTGGAAGACCCCGAAGACACAAATGTTAAGCGTAGATATATCAATATTACTCGACAAGATATGAGGTAATTAAATGAGATTTACTAAAATTTCTGAAGATACATTCAAGAATTTACAGCTGAATGCGGGTATGTTGCTGACAACATTTAACCCCGATTCAGATTCTGCAACAATTTCAAGTTCGACCATTATCGGTGCTACCACAGGTGGTGTAACATTCAGTGCAATCGCACAGTTTTCAGACTATGGCGATGACATCGACAATTGCCCGAAAAACATGATGGAACTCAAAAAGCTTGAGTCCTGGGAAGTTAAGATGTCTGGTACATTCGTTACCATTACCCCATCATCTGCAACAAAGATGATTGGTGCTGCTGATGCATCCGGCACAGCGGTAACTCCTCGTAATGACATTACCACGTCCGACTTTAGCGATGTATGGTGGGTCGGTGACTATTCCGACAAAAACGGTGCAACAAATGGCGGTTACATTGCCATTCAGCTGAAGAACAGCCTGTCAACGGGTGGTTTCCAATTCAAATCAGCTGACAAGGGTAAGGGCAACTTCACATTTGAGTTCACAGGCCATTACTCGATGGAGGCACAGGACACCGTACCATTTAAGGTATGGGTAAAAGCGGGAGCAGCAGAAACAGGCTGATTTAGATCTGGAATAAAACAGGAGAATAAAAATGAAGATTTCACAGATTAAGGGCGAGCGTTCGTTTGATGTTGTAGCAGACCTTATAGACCCGATTGCAAACATTGCACTCGATTCTGTAGCGGGAGAGATTTTTACGAGAAAACCTCTACCCGATGGAATGTCTGTAAGAGAATTTGTAATCAGCAGAATACGCACGAGCGTACCGTCCCTTCTGAAAAATCACAAGGATGATTTAATAACTATCCTTACCACGATTGGAGATGTTCCAAGAGAGGAATATACCAAAAACCTCACTCCCGACAAGCTATTCACCGATTTTGCAGAATTGCTTACAGATGAGGTATTCACGGCTTTTTTTACCTCTGCACAGAGCAAAGAGAAATAGTCTGTCTTTGCCTGGGTGAATATAGAGGACATCCTTCAGTCGTATCATTCGTGCGGTATGTCTGCTCCAGGCTGTCTATTTACAGCAAGGAGCAGGCATTTCGTTATTATGTGGCTAATGCTCTGCGTATCATGACCGAAAACACAGCAAAGGCGGTCAACGAAGGTAAGTACATTGCAGTCTCCCTGGAAGAACTGATGCATCCAAAACAGGCCGATGACAGGGACGGTATGGAAATAGCAAAGGAAATCGCAGAGAATGCCGGACTGGAGATTATAGACGGATGACAATAGCAGACTTGATATTTACTGTCTCGGTCGATTCAGCGGGTGCGAAAGCGGGTCTGAATGACATCGGTGACCAGGTAAAAAGTATGAGCAAAAGTGCCGGAAACGCAATGCAAGGTGTATCAGCAAGCACCATTGCTCTCGGCAACATAATGGCAGAGGTAGCTAAAAAGGTAGTCTCCGCAGTTATATCAATCGGAAAAACAGCGATTGAGTATAACGCACAGATGGAGAACTATACGGCTCGTCTGACCACAGCGTTAGGGTCTCAACAGGCAGCAGTTGAGGCCATAGCTGCAATCAAAGCAGATGCTGCCAACTCCGTGTATGACACGGCCGGACTTGTAGAGGCCAACTCGTTGCTTATGTCCACAGGTCTTAATGCGAAAGAATCCCGCAAAGCAATTAATGCCCTGGGTGTTGCAGTAGCAGCTACAGGTGGAGGAAATGATGTTCTTTCCAGAATGTCAGCAAACCTTCAGCAAATCAAGAATGTAGGCAAAGCAACAGCGATGGACATCAGACAGTTCCAAATGGCGGGAATTGATGTCTATGGTCTCCTAAAAGACTATACAGGGATGTCAATTGAACAACTGCAAGAGATGGACATCACATTTGAAATGCTAACAGGAGCATTTGAGAACGCATCTGAAGAAGGTGGGAAATATTTTGGAGCAATGGAGGCTCAAATGTCCACATTCAATGGACAGGTCTCAATGCTCAAGTCCAACATTGATGAAAAACTTGGACAGGCATTTGAAGGAATATCCGCAGCACTATCCACGAAAGTTCTCCCCGCATTAAACGAGTTTGTTGCCAATGCAGATATTAGTGAAATCACTACACGGTTTATTGAGTTGGGCACAGTAATTGCGACTTTATTTGTTGGTGCGAATATAACCCAATGGGTAACCAAGGCAAAATCAGCACTTGCGTTACTCGCAGCAGACCCCGTTTTCCTGGTAGCAGCTGCAATAGCGGGTGTAACGGTAGCAACCATTGAAGGCGTTCGTGTGTTTAATAAATACACCGACAGCTTGTCAGAGACTGACGGCACGGCTGAAGGTGTAACACAAAGGCTCGAGGAGTTAAGAGCAAAAGAGGCAGAACTCCAAGAGGCAATGGACAGCGGGTGGGGCACAGAGATGGTTCAAGATGAACTTGATGCGACCCGCATTGCTATATCCAGGCTCGAAAAGCAGATGGGGCAGACCGCAGAGGCGGGAACGGTAGCGGTGGAAGATACATCGAGTGCTGTTGAAGGAATCCTAGCAGAGTTTGAATCCGGCTATGACGAGATAATGGCATCTTATACGGCAGCGTATGAGGCAACCATGAAGAATGTCTCGGGGTGGTTTTCGGTATTTGAGGAAGTCAAACAGG